GGTTAACCCTATCCCATAGAAAGAAGCCCTATCGTCTATAAGATACAAAGCACTATAAAAGACTAAACAAAGGTACAAAGCACTTGACAATAATATAAAACTATGAGAGTATACATACATCGACAGGGAAAACTGAGTTGATACTAAATTTTAAAACAGGTACACCACTATGCACCACGAAGACATAACACAAGCACTATTGTTACAAGAGATACTCCATAACGCATTTACTCTGGAAGGTCAGCCAGCTATAGCAGTACATCAATGGGGGAGGGACTGCGATCAGTTTGAATCCGACCAAGTTTTTATTCTCAAGGCTGATCTCCACTCCGATGCGAGAATGTTTAACAAAGAACGCCATGTATATGACCAAGTATTAGAATGGCCTTTCAGTTTACTCGAGCAGTTCTCGAATCGTGAGGCAGCGATGCAAGAGAACAGAGAGGGCCCATGCACCATGGTAATTATATGCAAAGAACACTATGAGGAATTTATACCAACTACCCGAGACCGTCGGGCTGAGCAATATAACTATTAAACTAATCGGGGCCAAGGATGGCCCCACCAACTAGGAGCACGATGATGTACACAACAAGAACAGTAAGAAGTAGGAAACGTCAACTAAAGTATCGGTTAGAGCTTATCTGTATACACGTAGGATTCTGGTCACTGATGACACTAGCCGCTGTTTGTTTACTAGCAATGATCTACACAGCAACTCTAATAGTATTTTCACTATAACTTAAGAGGGAGAGAGGGGGGGCCGAAAGGTTCCCCTTTTTTTATACCCTCCTGAAACCAGTTCTCAAACTGCTTACTGCCTCACCTTCCCGCACGTTGTTCCGCCCGTTCCCAGATGGGTCTAGGCTGCGCCTTGCATAGACTATAAAGCACTATAAAAGACTAAATAAGACTATAAAGCACTTGACAATACTATAGGACTATGAGAGTATACATCCATCGACAGGGAAATCTGAGTTGATACTAAATTTTAAAACAGGAACAACATTATGATAGACAATCAAGAGATACCCAGCTTCGTCAAGAAGCTACAAGCCAGAGGCATAGCGGATACTCGCGCTCAAGCACTTCGGTACGGAGTAGAGCGGATACATGCGGGAATATGCGAGATGGATAGCAGTAATCGAATGGCTTTCGATAAGCATTACGGAGGCCCGGGGGGAATCTATAAATTGTTATACGATTACTCGGAATGCGAAGTGGGCTTAAGAAATCTCCACTATTTATTCGAGGACTAGATCAACCGGGGCCACGGACGGCCCCACCTTTTAACTCTTTTAATTTAACAGGAATACCATTATGGAATCAGAAAAAAAGGAAGTCTCTACGGCTGAGGCATTGCTCTTTCACCTACAATGGATGGGAGCATCAGCTTCTGCAGGACGCGATGAATGGGCAGATAACTCTTACATCAAAGCGCAGGAATTAGCCAAGCAGTTAATAGACGAAGGACATTAAACCCACCGGGGGTCGCAAGGCCCCCACCAACTAGGAGCACGTTATGACACAGGAACAGAAAGTAGCACTTGCATTAAAATGGGGACAGAACGATCAAGGTATGACCCTTAAAGAGTTCGTCGCCTCAGCGCAGCCCGGCATAGGAATGGACGACGCTGTTGTAGTCAAGTGGGGCAGTATGTGGTTAGCAGTCGAAACCGACGGACACACCCACTCTTAAGCAACCGGGGCCAAGGATGGCCCCTTTTTTACGCCCTCCTGAAACCAGTTCTCGAACTGCGTGCTGTCCCACCTTCCCACGCGCAAAAAATACCCGTTGGTTTGGCTAGCGTGCCGCCAGAATCGGCTTAATACTTTCGGTTTAAAAGGTTAGGCCATGGCCTAATACTTATATAAAAGACTATAAAAGAGTGGATAATGCTTTACTTTGGGAACTTGTTCCTGTAGGCTAGTAGTCGTTCCAATGAAGGAACGCTTTATTAACTATTAGGATTTTATTATGCAAAATCAAGATGAACCAATTGTAGTGCAAACTATGGTTATCACTGTCGACACCGGCAAGCTGTTAACTACCTCTGTTAGAAGTGCGTACAGTACTGCGAAGTCTAGGGCTACAGCTTATGACGCCGCCTATGCCGAAGGAGTACGCGCCGAGATGGTCGTAAAAGGCGATCCGATACGGGATCAAGTGAAAGCATTTATGCTTGCCGGTATGCCCGCCTCCGAACGTAATCTCTTGGATTCCAAGAAAGAAGATTACACTGAGCAAGAATGGGATGTTAAGAAGGTTCTCAAATCTAGCGCGGCGAAGGATTTGGGTGGTTTGGTCTCTAAGTTTAAGAAGGCCATGGAACGGCGCGCTCCCGTAGCCCCTGCTACCACCGAGTCTGAGACTGAGACTGAGACCAATGCCGAATCCGAGGTAGAGCCCGAAGTTGATATTACGCCGTATCAGGCAATGGCAACGGCAGTAGGTAAATTTGTAGAGAACGTTCAGGAGGCCGAAAATTCTCCTAATGTTGTTAATATCTGCGAAACCGGCGCCGCGTTCATTACGTCTCTAACTGATCTCGAACCTGAGGTCGAACCCGAGGCGAGTTAATCTAGACCAAGCAGTACTGAGAGGGAGGCCGAAAGGTCTCCCTTTTTTTGTGCCTGAAGAAACCAGTTCCCAAGCTGCGTGCTGCCTCGCCTCCCCCGTGCGAAGCCAGTTCCAGCTCTGCTTACTGTCTCAGGTACTTTTGTTGGTACCTCTCTGCCTCATAAATGTTAGGCCATGGCCTAACTTTTTAGCCCAAAAGACCTTTGTGAGGTTTGTGAGGTTTGTGAGGTTTTACCGGAAGAAGAAAAAGAACAAAAGTGTTTTGCATATTTACCCAGTTGTTTTCCATTTGGGTAACATTTGTTTGTATAAAACTTATATATAAAATAATTAATAATAATATATTGTACTTTTTGTAACTTTTTATATATGTACCTAATACCTTCTAACTTTCTTTTTCACTAGTATGAGAAATAGTTTAGTGAGAGTGTTCTCCCCCTAAACTGCAATGCCTCTCTAGAAAACCTCACAAACCTCACAAAAGTTACACGCTTGATTTACAAGGAGTTTTTTGACCCCCTTTGTAACCTTTGTAACCTTTTCAAAATTAACCTCAAACAAATCAATGAGTTACCAAAAACCCAAAATGTTACATCAAACAAATCAATGACTTACCCCATATACGCAGCCTAATGCAGTCCTTTGCAGTTTGGTTGAGCCGACTTGACAAACACATCGTAATGTGCTATACTGGGCATTCATTTGTAGTCATGGAGTCAGGAATCTTTTAGATCAGCATCACCGAGCAATGAAGCAGCACAGGGACGTGCAACCTTTAAAAAAAGTTAGGCCATGGCCTAACATTTAAACCCAACAACAACGAGGAACAAGTTATGAAAACCAAGCACAAAATTGTTTACAACAGTATGCCTTATGGCAAGTTAGCCACTATCCCGAAAGGGACGCCGGTAACACGGTGCTACAACGTACCCCAGCGCGGTTACTGGATCGAGAACTGGAAGGGCATGACAGCAGCACAGAAGAGCTGGGCCGATAACTACGGCTACCATGCAACTGACGCGGAGGTGGAGTAACCATGCAAGCATTCATCATAGACGATGGCACGCTGGACACAGTGGTCAAGATTGTCACCAAAACAGAAACATTCATTCAGCGTTTCGATTCCGACTATCGGTACAGTTTTGACGCTGATCCATCATCCAGCACTGATTACTTTCTAGAAGAAGTGCGTGACGAATTCAACGGAGCATAGAGCAATGAGCATAGTCAAAACAGAAGCAGAACTGGAGAATATAATGAGTAAATACAGAGTAACTATTGATTTAGATTTTGATGAGGCCCCTGATTATGTAGATATTGAAAATTATTTAGGAGACTTATTAAATAACGACTGTTTAAATTATACGATACATACTACAACAGAGAGTCAAAATAAATTGGACGACACGCGAGAGCACTGGAACGTCAACAAAACAGAAGCCCTACTCAAAACAGAAGCAGAACTGGAAGCAACGCGGGAGAAGATTTCCCTACAGCTATCAATGGTAGGTAGGAGCATACAGTCGATAGACCCAACGCTGTACGACAAGGAGCGGATGCTAGAGCACCTCGTAGATGTATGGCACCAACATCTGAAAGAAATGACCGACACGCGAGAGCACTGGAACGTCAACAAAGCAGAAGAAGCAGAGATAGATGAGGACTTGGAGCTAACAACGTATTTCTTAGTATACCGATGGGCACACAACGGGGACTCTCTCGACAATGGCTGTATTGATAGCTCATCTATTAATGTACCCGCTACTAAAACTTTACCGCAAGCTATCCAACAATTCCTACAACGGGCCGCGAATGACGAATTTGATCGTGAGGACGCAGACGGGGGTATAGCTACCTATTCTGCATACGTGGATCGTATTGTCCGTATTGATGGCTTGAATAAAGTAGTGGATGTAAGTACGTATGAAATCAATAGCCACATCGAGGGAATTGAATTTGTAGTAGAAGAGGAGGAAAACGGCACAGACTGATTTGCCATCAATGCAAAACAATGCAACAATATGCAAACAACTTCACAAAACAAAACTTAACCAGAGGAAATTAGGATGCAAAACCAAAACGTTATTCAACTAAGTAGCACCCCTACGCCGATGGAGCGGCTACGAGAGAATGCAATACTACTCTCCGTAGAAGTACACTGCCCGTCATTCACGAAGACCGACAGAAAAGCTAGTGCAGAACATTCGCGTAACCGAAATGCGAAGGTAGGTAGGCACAACATAAGCAAGCTATTGATAGAATCCCCCCTGTTGGCGGCTATCCGGTCACTAGGCGGTGACGCACGCAATCTCGTTAAGCATGAGTGTTCTCCGTTTGATCGTGGCCGGTTTCTCTGCCCGAACTACAAGATCATTGATATAAAAGAGGCAGTGCGTGCTGTGTTTAAGCAGTGCCAAGTACACAAGGACGAGTTTGTGTCGCAGTACCCAATGATCATGGCGCGCAATCAGATCGAGCTAGGCGATGACTTCAACCCGTCTGAATATCCTTCTCTGAAAGAAGTTACAGAGAAGATTAGCTGGGAATTGAGACCATGGCCCGTACCACTCGAAGATGATTTTCGTAGTCAGGTAGAACAAGACGGTCTAGAAGAGCTGACCGATGAATTCAATCGCGGTGCTGACAACGCACTACGTGATTCTCTAGAGAGAGTTTTTGCGGACTTGCGTAAGACTATTGAGAACATGTCAACACAACTGGGTGACCGAGAAGAGAATCTTGACTCCAAGCGCCAGTACAAAACCAAGTGCCGTCCGTTTCACGAGACTCTGTTGGACAACGTGATGCGCTACGTCAATATGCTGGACGTGTGTAACATTTATGACAACGCTGAAGTGAAAGCCTCCCAGCAGCAGATCAGGGACTTGCTAGCCTCGGTTAGCGTGCCACAACTCAAATCGTCCGATTCATTACGCCTTGAAACTAAGGCACAAGTGGATGAGATCATCAAGAACTTACCCACACTATAAAACCCAACTGTCACTAACGAGGAAATACAAATGCAAGTTAATACTATAATGCAGTACGCTGACTCCCATTCTGATCTTATCCAAGAGATCGCTGATGTGGGGGATAAAATATCGCTGATTATCCAAGGCCCAATGGGGTGGGGTAAGACCGCCATGCTAACCGCACTAGGTGCAATGGATAGGTTTAAGGGATATACACTTATCTATATAGATTGCACCACGAAGTCAGACTCTGGTGACTTCTTTATGATCAAGTACGGCCCCGATGGGAAGACGTTTCTGACTGTGCCCCACGAAGAACTGGGGCTACATCTTAAGGGGCCGGTGATCTTGATGTTCGATGAGATCGGTAAGATGCCACGCTCCGCGTTCAACTCTGTGTTGCGTGTCCTGTACGAACGAAAGGCTGGGCCTGATGCGCTACACCCCGACTCCAGACTGTTCGCCACAACTAACCTAGCAGCAGAAGGTTTGGGTGACCTGCTACCGCCCCATGCGATCAATCGCTGTCAGGTACGCACCATGCGAGTACCATCCAAAGCAGACTGGTTGGGCTGGGCTATCCGTAACAGCATCCACCCGTTCATGTTGTCCTATGCAAATCAGAACGATCAAATCTTTACATGCTTTCTTGATCACGAGGAGATCGGTAAGTACCCCGAAATCTATGACCCGCGTGCAGTCAACAAGCCTATCGCGTACGCCACTGGTCGATCTATGGAGAATGGCTCACACTTGTTTCACGTATACGACCAGCGCATAGAAGCAGCTAACGAGGCGGGCACATATCAGGTAGGTGGTGATATTGAGAAGAAGTGTCAGAGAGTGTTACTCAATGGCTTAGTCGGAACCGTTGGCCCAGTAGCAGCGAATCACATGATGACCTACTTCAAGTTACAGGGTGAGATACCCACGCGTGATCAGATCATACAGAATCCAATGGGTGTGCCGATCCCTAAGAGTGGTGCAGCTAGGTGTCTGTTGATCAGTCGGTCTCTGAGCGATATGGACAAGGAGTTTGCCGAATCGTGGATGACTTATCTATTGCGTGTTGGTTGGAGTAACGTAGACCAAGCGTTGTTCGGTATGGGAACCCGCGTTAAGGGATACCCTGAGAAGAAGTTACGAGCAGTAGCAGGCAATCTTAAGTACCAGCAGTGGGCCGAAACTAACTCACACTTGTTTGGATAATAAAATTAGAAGAGGGGCGATGACATGTTTGCATTAGATATGGAACTAACACCGGAACAGCGACTGTTCCGCGAACTGACCAGAGTGTTGGATCACAACCGTTACGCAGCACTGGCGGGTGTGGCTCAACTGGGTGAAGTACGAGTGGAGGAGGGGGTCAGTACCGCCTACACAAACTTCAAAGATATTGTGTTTGGGAAGGAGTTTATCTCAACACTTACCGATGAAGAGATACGAGGATGTATTGTCCACGAGCTGTATCACATCGCATACATGCACGCAGCAATCTATCTTTGGATGCACGAGCGTGATCCGAGACTGGCTAACATAGTGTGGGACTACCGCATCAACGGGCAGATCATCCAAGAGAATCTGGGAGATGGGTTTGCCAAACTACCCGAGGGTGCGTTGTACAACAGTAAGTATGACGGGTTACTTGAGGCTGATATATGGAAACTTCTTTACGAGGAACAACAGGAATCAGACGACCCCGTTATCCCACCCCCCAGTGGAGAAGGAGAAGGTGAGGGAGAAGGTGAGGGAGAAGGTGAGGGTGAGGGAGAAGATGAGGGAGAAGGTGAAGGTGAAGATGAGCAGGGCAGCATGGACGAGCACGATGTCGATGCGTTCAACAAGATGTCTGAGGAAGAGCAGAGAGAGCTAGTCAATGATGTACAGGAAGCAATACGACAAGGCTTACTAGCAGCAGAGAAGTCAGGCAGGGGTAGTAACAAAAGTCTTGAAGAACTTGTTGAGGTAGTCATCCCTTGGGGAGATATTGTACAAGAATGGTTTACCGAAACGTGCAGTGGGGGTGAGGACGGTACGTTCCGTGTTCCTAACCGCAAGTATATGCCGATGGATATTATTAGACCGAGCCGTATACAGGACAAGCTAAACGATATTGTCCTTGGTATTGATGCGTCAGGTAGCTGTGCATCACCGAAAGAACTCACTAAGTTTATGTCAGTAGTGCGTAGCATTATTGAGACACTGGCAATCAACAAGGTACATGTGCTTTACTGGGATACTGAGGTTCGTGGACACGAAACTTATGGTGAAGCAGACATACCGTTGTCTGAACTTGTTAATACAACAATGCCTAAAGGCGGCGGAGGTACTCAGGTAGAATGTGTGCCTGAGTATATAAAGCAGAACAACATCCAAGCCGAAGGTGTTGTGATACTAACTGACGGTGATCTATGGGGAGGTTGGGGTACATGGGCATCGCCTGTGCTATGGGCGGTATTGAATAATAAGCAAGCAAAACCAAGCGTCGGCAAAAAGCTAGACGTACTTTTATAGGAGAACGATGATGCAAGAACAGACACAAGAAATAACTAAGCTGATGGTTCCAAAACAATTCGCGCAAGCATTCTCTAACAATCAGAATCTTTTATATTATTTTAATCCGTACAACTACGCGAAAGCCCAGACCTCTTTGGTTGACGGAGAGCTAAGTCCTTGGCCCTCCTTAGATGACGAACTTCGTGACATAGAGACCGCAATAGATAAGTGTGTGGGGTACGAGACCACGCCGATTTGGATGGTGGGGGGCGGTAGAGAGGTAGGTAAACAAGAACCGCCAGCACGAACTGATGCTATTGGCATTAAGAAAGCTGGGGATATTATGTACCGAGCCTTGATTGCATGGTCTAAAGAACCGAACTCCTTGGGGCACGATACACTACGGTACTGGATAATCTCACCGTTTATAGACAAAGAGCGTTGTAACAGTAACCCGCCAGCACCGTATGAGATTACGAACTCCGGTGCTATTCGTACAAATAGTTTGAAGAAGGTAGTCCAAGAAGTCTTGAAATATCCAGCTCTGTCGTTTGAAACTATCGTTGGCTATCGTTACAAAGATATGCAGCACATGACTAGGGAAGTTTTGGAGACGGATGAGACCGCACTGGATAAAGAGGTCTATGATTTTTTAGGACATAAAGATTTGCGAAGTGCTGATATAGCAAATTGGCTTGCCCATTCTTTGACTGGCAATACGCCGCCCGTACCTGAGAGTGGCGCCCTTGTAGCCAGAGCGCAAGAGCATTTAGAGACTGTCAAACCTTTGCACGAGCAGATGGCAGAAGCTAACTTACTAACTGCTGTATTTGTTTCTCAGTTTGGTGACAGTGATGTGGCCCGCTGTTACACAGTAAAGGGGCTACCAAAAGAGTCAGTACTTTACTACCAGCCCGCAGGTGTTGTTGATAAGCTGGCCGTGTACGAAACTGCGAATGCTATTCCTTATACTATTAAATCTAAGTTAGCCGCGCTTCAGATTAACGAAGCGAACATGAAAGTCCACAGTTGGATGGGGTATAAATACATACCCAACCTTGGGGTGTTTATGTTGGACAAGTTTTTCAACACATTAGGCAGACACGGCATGGTCTTCTTAAACCCTACTGAACTTATCGAGGCGTTCCCTAATGAGTGATGTGTTTATGGTTGAGGTATTCGTAGACAAAGACGGTAAGGTATATGACGAGGTGATACTAGATAAGGTAGGTGATGACACTGGTAAGTGGGACTACCTACTAGCCTCTAAGGTTCACCATATAAACAAATTACCAAGTTGGATGCGAAGGAAGTTAGCTGTGTTAAAGATGCGTAGTTACGACCCGCCAACAGAAGACATACCGGAGATAGGTAGGCGTATAAATAAATACAGGTTCTGGGTTTACCCCAGCGAAGGAGACGGCGATGACGCCAGAGAAGAAAGTAAAACAGGAAGTAGTGAAGCAGTTAAAGAGTATGAGTAATGTGTACTACTTCTTCCCAGCAACGGGCGGTTACGGACGGTCAGGTGTACCCGACATAATCGTTTGCTATCGAGGCTGGTTCTACGGCATCGAATGCAAAGCTGGCAAGAACAAACCTACTGCACTCCAACTACGTGAGTTGGAAAACATAAACGAAGCCGGGGGTGTTGGGTGGATAGTAAACGAAGCCAACGTAGGCTCTGTCAAACAAGTTTTAGAATCAAGAGAACATGATGGGCCACGTAGGCAGTCATGGCAGCAATTGATATTAGAATTTGATAACTAAGTTTTGTGTATTGGGCAACGGGTTTATATTTTTTCCCGCGCCCCCATCCCAGCGGACGGTGGATAGGCATTGGAAAACATCCGCAGCGCACGGTTATGTTACTCCGTTTAGGCTATCGACGTCGCCTTGGCGGTTCCTGTATGACTGAGTGCGTCGAGTAAGCCCCGTCACGGTTAGTCGTGGGCACATGCAGTATGAACTCTGAATAGGTGGAGGAACTATTGTATGTGCTTACGCAACTTTTAATTCAGAGGACAGAACTATGGACGATGATAAGATAGATGAATTAGTAAAAGAAGAGTTAGAAGAGTTTTGCTCGGTAGAGAAACAAGTAAAGGAAGCACTAACAAAAGGTATAGATGGCGGGGCCGATGTACGCATGGTTCAGTCAATACTACTTACCAAAATTGTGGAGGTTGCTATGTCTATGGGCATGGCAGAAGAAAAATTTATGGAAAGGGCTAGGGCCACTTGGCGATTAGTTGAGTGGCACAATGAAGAATCCAACGACAAACAGGTGCACTAATGAACGGCGAATCTTTTTACGTAGACATTGACGGGGACAAGTGGCAGTACACTTTGGTAACTAATCCCCCAGCAGCGGTGTACTGGAACACGGCTAGTTATAAACTAAAAATAAGCGACATAAAGATCGCAACTAAATGTTCCCCCGAAGATCGTAAAAGACTACGAGGGGAGATACTAAAAGATATTCAGGAGAGCGAGAAATGAGTAGAGACAGAGTAGTGGTAGAGCTAGAAGAGTACCTGTTAACACAGGAAGAAGACTACGTATCTCCAGAAGAGCGCAAGCAAGAGATGGCTGACCGCGCTGCCGACGAAGCTATGTCTACATGGGATGTTGAATGAAAGTCATAATAGAACTCAGCGAAGAAGACGGCGAAGAAATGGCAGAGCTAGGACAGCAACTGTTGGACGTTGTAGATAGGCTAGAAGATTTGGAGAAACGTCTTGAGGCTATGCTAGATGTCAGATGATCTGAGTACTAACGTGTGCCCAAAGTGTAAGGCAACTTCTGAAGAAGTACTGAACATGCAGAAAAAGAAACGGGTGGGCTGGTACTGCTTGAAGTGCCATTACTTTGAAGAAGCAATTCTAAGAGAACGATGTATAGAGGAAAAACTATGATTATAAAAGAAATCAGTAAAGATTTTTGGCGGTTGGAGTTACGCAGTAGTGAGGGTAATCTAATCTGGTACGCTCCGACGAAAGAGGAAGCACAAGGTAAACATCGGCGTTGGGTGCGTGACAAGGAGTTAGACAGGGTTAATTTAAAAACTCCGCAGCCAACTATAGCAGCGGATAATGTAGCTCACTTGGAATAGGAAGAGGGAAAACTGTAATGAAAAAAGAAGTTTGGGAATATGGAATTTTACACTATGACCCCAACGCAGGGGAGGGTGAAGTAAACCTTTTGCAGGATTTTCATGACGAGCATTTTGTTATTCAACTAGACATCCTACAAGATTGGCGTGCCTACCTTGATAACTTGTACGACAAAATTTTAGAAGAAAGTAGAACCTTATAATGGATGTAATAACCGTAGACTTTGAAACTTATTACAGTAAGACGTTTGGCTTTAGCAAGTTAACTACTGAGCAGTACGTACGTAGCCCCGACTTTGAAGTCATAGGTCTCGCTGTAAAAGTTAATGATGGCGAAACCAAATGGTTGAGTGGGACGTTCGATGATCTCAAAACTTATTTACAAGATGAGTACGATTGGGCTAACTCTGCAATACTGGCTCACAATACTTTGTTTGATGGGGCTATTCTTAATTGGCTGTTTGGCATTAGGGGTAGGGTTTATTTTGATACTCTCAGTATGGGGCGTGCTCTTCATGGGGTGGAGGCTGGGGCATCTCTTAAGGCGTTGTCTGATATGTATGGCATCGGGCAGAAAGGAACCGAGGTGCTCAAAGCAGAAGGTAAGAGAAGGTCAGATTTTACCGAAGAAGAATTAGCAGAGTACGGCGATTACTGCATAAACGATGTGGAGTTGTCGTATAAACTGTTCACTATCTTTATGAAGAAACGTGGGTTCCCCATGATAGAACTCAAAGTAATAGACATGACCCTGCGTATGTTTATTGAACCAATGCTTGAGTTAGACGTGGGTAAATTAGACAGCCATCTCGACAGGCTTAAAGAACAGAAAGAGAAACTTCTTCTAGAGAGTGGTGTTGAGTTAGAGAACCTGATGTCTAACAACAAGTTTGCAGGGTTGTTGCGTGAGGCTGGTGTGGAACCTCCAATAAAGATCAGTGCACGTACAGGTAAGGAAACTTATGCGTTCGCCAAGACGGACGAGGGATTCAAGGCACTAAAAGAACACGAGGACATAGAAGTACAGACACTAGTAGCGGCGAGGCTAGGTTTGAAAAGTACTTTAGAAGAAACAAGAACAGAACGTTTCTTGGATATAGCTACTCGCGGAAAGAAGATGCCAGTTCCTATCAAATACTACGCAGCGCACACCGGACGCTGGGGCGGTTCTGACAAGGTTAACCTACAAAACCTACCGTCACGGGGGCCAAATGCAAAGGTGTTGAAATCATGTATTTGCGTCCCTGAAGGGCATACCCTAATCCAAGCCGATTCTGCTCAGATAGAGGCACGCGTGCTTGCGTGGTTGGCAGAACAGAACGACCTAGTTCAAGCGTTCAAGCGTGGTGAAGATGTATACAAGATAATGGCTGCAAGTATATACAAAACCAACGTAGGAAACGTTACACCAGAACAACGGTTTATAGGCAAAACCACGATACTTGGGGCTGGGTACGGGATGGGGGCTGCACGGTTTCGGGAACAGTTAAAAACGTTTGGTGTAGAAGTTGCCGAGAAAGAATGCCGTCGGATTATAAATGCCTATCGTAGCACCAACAGTAAGATTACCGAGTTGTGGCGAAGTGCTAATACTGCGCTGTGGTGTTTAAACAACAACGCGATAACAAAACTTGGTAAGAAAGGGGTACTTAAACTTCTACCAAGAGATAGGGCTGTCCAGCTACCCTCCGGTCTTAGCATGTACTACACCAAACTAAAGATGGAGCTAGACGAGGACGGTAGAGAGCAGTATGCCTACAAGACCCGTATGGGGTATATTAAAATATACGGCGGTAAAGTTATTGAAAATGTATGCCAAGCCATAGCACGTTGTGTAATGGCAGAACAAATGCTGGAAATACAGAAGAAATATAGGGTTTTGTTAACCGTCCACGACTCTGTGGTATGCTGTGTACCTGACGAACAAGTTACAGAAGCTTGTAATTACATAGACTCTTGTATGGCTTATGTCCCCGAATGGGCCTCTGGCCTGCCTGTCTGTGGAGACGTGGAGATTGGGAAAAATTATGGAGAGTGCATAGAATGGGTACAAGAACAACATGGTCGTTCAGTAGCCTAAAAACTTTTGAGCAATGTCCGAAAAAGTATTACCACTTAAAAGTAGCTAAAGATTACAAAGAAAACTTTAGTACTGAAGCTATGCGGTACGGCAATGAGTACCATCAAGCAGCAGAAGATTACGTGGGGGGAGTGGTTAACGAACTAGACCCCCGATTTGATTACTCACAGAACGTCCTAGACAAATTACTGACAATGCCGGGTGAGAAGTTATGTGAATACAAAATGGGTATCACCGCTAACTTGGAACCTTGTGAATTTTTTGGGGCCGACGTTTGGTACAGAGGCGTAGCTGATCTAATCATCTTGGACAGAGAGAAAGGAACAGCTAAAGTGTTTGACTACAAGACAGGTAAGTCTGCCAAGTACGCTGACGTGGGGCAATTAGAACTTATGACGTTGTGTGTGTTCAAACACTTCCCAGAAGTACACACAGTAAAAGCTGGATTGTTGTTTGTTGTGTGTAACAAGTTGGTTAAACAAACTTATGAACGAAAAGATGAATCGGAGTTGTGGAAGAAATGGTTAACAAAATATGGGACTTTGGAAAAAACTCTCACAACTAATGTGTGGAACCCCAGACCTACTGGATTGTGCAAGGCCCATTGCATTATTCTAGAATGTCCTCATAACGGGAGAAGGTAATGCCGTATGTAAAGAAGAAACGTCCGTACAAGAAAGAGTATCAACAGCAAAAAACTCGTGGAGAACATGCTGACCGTATGGAAAGGCAGCGTGCACGACGTAAGATAGACAAAGAAGGTGCAGATAAGAACAAGAACGGCAAAGCCGACAAACGAGAGGGTAAGGATGTAAGCCACAAGAAAGCACTAAGTAAAGGAGGTAAGAACTCTGACGGAACTAAAATACAAAGTAAGTCACGCAACCGATCCTTTAAAAGAGATTCTAAAGGCCGGTTAATTTCTGAAACTAGTAAGCGAGAAAAAAAGAAAAAATAGCTACAAACGAGGACGATGAAAATGGAAACAAGTACAGTAGGAATGCTTTACCTTGTAAATATAAAACTAACCCGCAAGGCGACTAATGAGAAAATAAAACAACGGTTGTTAGTCGTTGGGTGTGAAGTGGATGACATAGAAAGGAAACTTAGGTGGACTATAGACACTAGCAAGTACGATAGCTTTATAGTTACAGGTATAGAAAAGATACGTCAGAAAGTGCATGTGCTTAGTACGTCTGTCCAACAGATAGATGAAGGGCTAGACGGACCAGTAATTACACAGGGGGACGGAACTAAGATAGTTGACCAGACCGTAGACACGGTAAAACGCCCTCGATTTGCAGTGGGGTTAGCCACACAAGTCATTGCCCTTGATGAAGACGCAGCACTGCGAAAGGTGGGGCACGCGCTTATATCCCATACTCTGGGTGACATAACTTCTTCAGGAGCCAGTCTATCCGCAGACTCTGTGTTAACCATAGAAGAGTTACCCCCTAGAGATGGTACAGCGCGGGCGCGGGATGTTAGTAACGAGTCCAACTACGCACATATCTTTAGGGGGTAACTTATGTATCCAACAAGGAACAAATAATATATGCGAATTTTAGAAAACAAAGGGTTACTCCTAAAGCTACGTAACCCCTCTAAGGTAACCACAGCTATACCAAGCAGTCGTGATCTTGGCGATAACAAAGTCTTAGTTAAGTGGGGTATAGACGAAGCACGAGTGTTACGTAATCTCAACGTTAAGGACGTACCGTCTCCCATACTAGGGCAGTACGATTGGCCGGGGCGCTACGAACCTTTTGAGCATCAAAAAACTACTTCATCCTTTCTCACACTAAATACCAAGGCATTTTGTTTTAACGAACAAGGTACAGGAAAAACTGCCTCTGCTATTTGGGCCGCTGACTTCCTATTGAAACAAGGAGTCATCAACAAAGTCTTGATTATTTGCCCCTTGTCCATTATGGATTCTGCATGGAGAGCGGATTTGTTTACTTTTGCTATGCACCGTAGTGTGGATATTGCGCATGGGCCGAAAGACAAACGCCGCAAGATAATTTCAGGCGATTCAGATTTCGTGATCATCAATTATGATGGTGTTGAGATAGTGGAAGACCATATACAAATGGCGGGGTTTGACCTAATAATTGTAGACGAAGCTACACACTATAAGAATGCAAACTCAAAACGTTGGAAAGTACTTAACAGGGTAATAAAACCTAATACTTGGGTGTGGATGATGACAGGCACTCCTGCCGCTCAGTCTCCTCTCGACGCCTTCGGGTTAGCCAAGATGCTTAATCCACTAGCCGTGCCGCGTAGTTTCTCTTCTTATCGTGAAATGGTTATGCACAAAGTTACGCAATTTAAGTGGGTACCCAAAGATAATGCAGTAAACAAAGTACACGCAGCCCTACAGCCAGCGATTCGGTTTTCCAAGGAGCAATGTCTTGATCTACCAGAGATGACGTATGTCAAACGTGAGGTCGAACTTACAGCGCAACAGAATAAATACTACAAAGCCATACATAGCCAGATGCTAACAATGGCTGCTGGAGAACAAGTTACTGCACAAAACGCTGCTGTAGTTATGAATAAGCTACTACAAATCTCTTGCGGGGCAGTCTATGCCGACAGTGGGGCGACGGTAGAGTTTGACACCAAGAACAGATACAAAGTGTTAAAGGAAGTTATTGACGAGGCAAGTCAGAAGGTGCTGATCTTTGTGCCGTTCAAACATGCCATTGACATACTATCTGAGAAACTTTTTAAGGACAAAATATCTAACGGGATCATCCGGGGGAACGTAAGTGTTTCAAAGCGCACTCAGCTCTTTAAAGAATTCCAAGACACAGACTCCCCCAGAGTCCTTATAATACAGCCGCAAGCCGCAGCACATGGTGTCACCCTAACCGCAGCAAATACTATCGTATGGTGGGGACCAACGTCTTCCTTAGAAACTTATGCTCAAGCTAATGCACGGGTGCATCGGGCTGGACAAAGGCACCCTTGCACGGTTGTACAGTTACAAGGCTCGCCAGTTGAGAAAAGAGTATACAAACTACTTGACCAAAGAATACATGTACACGCAAAAATAATAGATTTATACAATGAAGTGCTTGAAATGTAAAAAAACTGCGTCTATAATCACTCCCCCTAATTAAAATATAAAGGAGAACGATGTATGACGGAAGCAGAGGATGTCGGTTTAGACCGCCTCGTTGACGCCTGCGTAAAAATTCGTGATCGGAAAGCTGTTATTGCTGACGAGATGAATACTAAGCTCAGTGCGCTAGACGATAAGCTGACTAAATTTAAGCAAATACTCAACGAGCACTGCGCATCTACTGGTGCAGAGTCAGTACGAACCGCGACGGGTACTTTCTACCGCTCAGTTAAGACCAAGTTTTGGACTTCTGATTGGGAGAGTATGAACAAGTTTATCATGGAGCATAGCGCGATGGATTTGCTAGAGAAGCGCCTCCATCAAACTAACATGCGTACTTTCCTTGAGGAAAACCCTGACAAATTACCCCCCGGCTTAAACGCTGATAGGGAATACACTATAACCGTAAGGAGGAAAAAATAGTGGCCGATACAAAATACGTTACTTTAGAAGAACTAGCCGAGCATGTAGGTGTCAAAGTATCTACAGTTAGGCAGTGGGTTAAGCGTGGGTTCGTCCCACGTAGTACTTATATAAAAGCTGGTAATACTTATCGTTTCTGTGTGGAAGATGTTGTTATCGCACTACGAAAAGAAGAGCCTGAAGAAGCCGAAGGTCAGCATGAGGAACAACCTGAACGCGCTAAAGCTGTGAGTAAGCAAATGCTGGAGGACACTATTGCTGCACTAGAGCAAGAAGTGAAGCCCGGCAGTACGGCTAATATCGAAGAGATGTTGTCGGAATTAGACGATGACCTCTGAGGAATTACCCAATAGCTATAAGAACTTGTTTTCTAAGCTAAAACCTGAGACCTCAAAGTCAGAGATCAATCGAATAAGTATTCGAGAGAGCGCGTTTCGCAAGGTAGTTAGTGGTAGAGAGACGGAAGTATTGGAGGGGGGTGTTCTTAAAATTGTAATAGTAAAGACTGCACCAATCTCCAGAATGTATTATGCTGGTCAGTTCGTTTCCGGCGAACGTAATGCCCCCACTTGTTGGTCTGACGATCATGCGAGTGGGAGACCTTCTAATAATGTCTCTGAAGGTAAACAACACGTCACATGTTTTGATTGTAAGCAAAACATAAAAGGTTCCGGGCAAGGTAACTCCCGTGCTTGTCGATTTCGGCAACGCATCGCAATCATGTTAGCTAATGATAATAGTGAGCTTACTGATGGCACGGTATACCAACTTGACCTTCCGTCTACCAGTATTTTTGGTAAAGACCAAAAGAAGATGTCAATGCAAGAGTTTGCAAAGTATTTGAATAACAACAAAGCTCCGATAGCTACTGTTCTTGTAGAGGCTAGGTTTGATACAGATTCCAACATACCTAAACTTTATTTCAAAGCAGTACGCCCATTGGAGGAAGATGAGATTCTAATTGCTATGCACGCACAGAAAGACCCAGACACTAAGGAATTAGTGAAACTTGTTTTTAAATCTAACACCTCAAAGAACAATGATGTTGCAAATGTATTCGATGTCGTTGAAGGGGAAGGAGTATACATTCAAGAATAGTACCGTAATACCTAACCTTGGCTGTAAAAGCCAAAGCAAATTAATCCTTGTTAATACGAGAGCGATATGAACAAAAATACTTTTATGATACGCGGTGTGGAAGCGTTATATCCACGGCTAGACAAGCCCTACCATTTTGATAAGAAGGGCGGTAAGAATGGGGCAGGCGGCAGTATGCCTTGCGCTGCTACTGATCAAGGCGCTGAGTACAGCATGAGCTTTAAAATGGACAAAGCGCAAGCTAAAGAGTTATTAGCTGGCATGACTAGTGCTTACGAAGAAGCACGGGAAGATGATTGGCCCGGTATGTCTATGCCATTTAAGAAGCCCGAAGATGGCGGTATCGTAGGCAAAGCTAAGATAGCTGCTTCTTATAATAACCCGCCTAAACAGTTTGACGCTGCAACTAAGCCTTTATCCGAGGGTTTCCAACTCACTACAGGCAGCACTGTAAACTTGTTTGTAGAGATGATCCCTTATAGCGGTGGTATGGGCAGCAGTGTTTCTCTACGTTTGCGTCAAGTACAAGTTATTAAACTTAAAGAGAACACTCAGGGTTCTGTGTTTGATGCCCAAGAAGGGTTCACCCAGTACGAAGACAGTGTGTTTGATGCTGTCCCCACTGATGCTCCTAAAGAAGCACCTAAAGAAGCCGCTAAAGAAGCTGCTAAAGAAGAACCAGAAGAACCAAAGGTACGTGAGAATAAGAAAAAAGCTCCGGCTGATGACGATTTGTCTTCTATGCTTGATGAGTTTGACGACTAACAACTTTTGTTCTTTTAACTTGAGACGCCCTTCGGGGCGTTCTCTCTCTACGATGTATAAATTATGGATACTCGACAGTTTTTGGATACTGTCTTAGGAAGTGAGGGTTTTTATTGCACAGTCGGAATGAAAGATGGGATTAATGTAAAGTTTTCAGAAACAAAAGAAGACGCTCTATCCCACATAAATACTGCTAACAAAAATGATAATAACGTGTACGTAGCGTTAGCTACATTTAAGACAGAGAAACGAGAAAAAAACAATGTTAAGCAGTTAAAGACTTTATTCCTTGATATAGATTGTGGTGAAGGAAAAGACTACCCAGCTAAGACAGAGGCTTACACAGCTTTAAAAGAATTTACAAAACGCTACACCCTGCCAAAACCGTCCGTCATTGTTGATTCAGGGCGTGGCTGGCATGTTTATTGGGTGCTAGATAAACCGTACGGTAAAGACGAATGGGTTGCCGTTGCGGGACAATTAAAGAGGACCTGCAAACACGCAGGGTTTAAAGCAGACGTACAAGTTACTGCGGATGCCGCTCGGATATTACGCGTGCCCGGGACACGCAACCACAAGACTAGTCCCCCTTTAGATTGCACTGTGTACAGTCATAACGATGGCGTAATAAGTTTGGAAGAGTTTTCCTCCAAGCTGCCAAAGGATTTGATGCCAGTTCTCTCTATACAAGAATTTTCAGAAGAAGATCAGGAGGACATGAAGAACGCTCTGGGCAACAGAGTGATAAAACGATTTGACGTATTGTTAGAGAAGACAGTAAAGGGGGAGGGTTGCGCTCAGATAGACAGAGCAATACGTGAACCCAATACAATAAGTTACGCTCTGTGGACGCATGTTATATCCATAGCAAAGTTCTCCGACATAGATATAAACGAAGCGCGTGGTATGGAAAACGTGCACGCTATATCCAGTGGGTATGAAGATTACACTGAGGAAGAAACTAACAACGTAGCGCGTACCATTGAGGCACCGCACAGTTGCGCACGGTTTGAAGAGGAGTACTCAGAGGGGTGTGAAGGTTGTCCACACAAGGGCAACGACAGATTCAAAAGCCCGATAAGCCTAGCAGTAGTTCCAAACGAGGCGTCTGAGGAAAGCTACACAGTCGCAGTTCCTGAAAGTAGTGAAGCTGTATTCGATACAGAGAACCCTGACGAGAAACCCGCTACGGTTAAGATACCTAAGTACCCGAAGCCGTACTTCAGGTATGAAGGTGGGGGCATAGGGCATAGGGAGATAAAAGAAGGTAATACAGAAGTAAAAGAAATCCTTAGCACCGACTTATATATTATACGTAAGTTACGCGACAGGGTGTCTGGTATTTCTTTTATCTTTAGGCACCACACTAAGCGACAGGGTATCCGAGACTTTATGCTTCCGGCTTACAAACTTGTTGGCACAGAAAGTTTCAAAGTAGAGATGACCAAACGGGGTGTCTTTACTATGAAACCAAACCTCCTCATGGGTTTTGTGGCGGCTCTTGTCGATGAGGCTGAAGAACACATGGACGAGCATACTGTAGCTGAACAGTTCGGTTGGACTGCGGGCAACAAATCTTTCATTCTAGGTGACCGAGAGATATTTGCGGACAAGGTTAGACCTAACTACCCCAGTAGTAATACAGAAAATTACTTTTGTCATTTTGATAAAGCTGGGACTTTAGAAGAGTGGAAAAAACTCCCTAAGTTCTTTGATAAACCGGGATTTGAGCCACACCAATATATGTTTGCTCTTTCGTTTGCTGCACCGCTTATGATCTTTGCACCAAAAATAGCTGGCAGTATTTTTCACTTGAAAAGCACAGAGTCGGGCTTCGGCAAATCTCATGGTCAGTTCGCTGGTGCTTCAGTATGGGGTGACCCTTCTCTAGTAGTACAGAAAGGGGATGATACGTTGGCTTCTGTGTGGAAAGTTACAGAGACCTATAAAAATATTGTTGTTTACTTAGACGAGTTATCCAACAAAGATGGCAAAGCCCTTAGTGACTTTTGCTATAACGTAAGTGGAGGGATGCAACGGAATCGTTTGAAAGGTAACTCTGGCGAGACTGTAGAGCGCCACAGAGGTAAACCGTGGTCTACTCTGGTACCGACAAGTGGGAATACAGGCATTCTAGACACGATCTCCACAGACTATAGGGCCAACCCAAAGGGAGAAGCACAACGTCTGTTGGAAACAGAAACGTTGGTAAAACTTAAAGAAGATGCTGAAACCACCAGAGAAGGTATAGCTCTTGGTAAGTTATTGGAAAATAACTATGGGTGGGCTGGGGAAGTTTACATGAAGAAAATTGTGAAGCATCAGAAAGCCGCCGAAGGATTGCTACTTACTTACGTAAATAAACTCATAGACCGTACGGGGCTGACAGCACAAAACCGCTTTTGGCTATGGCAAGCTTCCGCTGCATTAACTGGGATGAGTATTGCGCAACGATTAGGACTGCATGATCTCAACATGGCTAACCTAGAAGATTGGGTTTGCAGGATGTTGCAGAAGGCACGCAACGAATCTACTGCGGCAGTGCTGGATATTAGGGACATCTTGGCCCAGTACCTAGCCGAAAATAACCGCAATGTAATCAAGATAGACAGTACGGAACCTACTGATGACCCAGAGTTAGCGGTCTATGCAACGGAGTATGAGAAACCCTTGTATAAGATTGTGGCTAGGATAGAGGTAAATACTAGTGTCATGTACATGTTACCAACCCCGTTTAAGAAGTGGTGCGGCAATAGAAAGCTGGAATACAGCCACATGCGCCGTTTGATAGTCGAAGAATTGGGGGGTAGGGATGACAAGTACAGGTTAAGTACAGGGATACCGGGGCTTAATTTACCCCCCACCTATGTGCTTAAGTTAGATTGGAGTGAGGCAAAGGTTGTGGAACCACCAGAGGAAAACGATATGTAGTGGTTCTACGTTGTTCTACCACACTATATTGTGGTACATTGCCCCCTCATCGTTCTCGTAGAGAGATCATTTGCCCTCCTTGTGAGGGCATTTTTTTATAAGAAAAAATCGCTTTCTCCTGTCTCTTCTAACCTCTTCCGAATTATTTTTTCTAACCTACGTGGGCTGATCGTTATACCACCTAGCTGGCGCATTATCTGACTAGTAATCTTATGCTGCCGTAGTGACCTAGCCTTGGTGTCCCCAGTAATTCTTACTTCAGGGTTACGCTGGTTAAACTCTTGGATTTCCTGATCTGCTTCACGGACGCCATCAAAATCGCCCACTCTATACGCCACATATCTCTCACGAAGAAGTCTGGTACGTTTTTGAGTAATCGTGCGATCTACGCGTTTATCACGAGCGTTGATTTCTAGTTGCTTGGTGTAGCCCGCTGGAGCAAAACCAAAGAACTGTCCCATAAGAGACCGCATAGACATGTCTTCTATAATAGGATCGCCGCGCAGTGTAGTAACTCCTTCGGTTGCATAACGAATGCTCTTGAGCGGAGCGGATAAACCAGCAGGAAGTAACCCTTCAATACCGCGACGGTATTCACCTTCTTTTAGTAGCGTCCCGCTACGAGACATACGTCCTACGATACCAAACAGCGGCCCCCCAGCTAGTTCCATAGAGTACTCAAGTAGCCCGTCATACTCTTTGTTAGGGAGTGTCCTAAACAATAAGTTAGTCATACCAATACGCGGGGCTATGTCCATATCGAATATTTCATTAAGCACGCCCGAATACGGTCCTTCGCCTATATAAGCCGCGAACAAACTATCAAAGTCGTCGTCTTCTTCGTCTAGGAATAACATGTTAGCAGTGGCAGCAACAACACCGTATAACGGCAACCCTTGCGCTCCAGCTAGTAACCCAGACATACCGAACAACCCAACCAATTGTTTTTTAGCTTCTTTATTTTGTTGCTCAGAGTAGTTGCCAATTCCCAAAGCTTGTCTAGCCATTTTCATTTGTAGGTAGGCCATAGAAACACCAAACCGCTTATACATGAGTAGCACACTAAGGATATTGCCTTGGGCAAGTTTTGGTGCGGTTTCTATTAACGCCCCGCTGTTGGTGTGCTCTACATCAAGTATTACTTGGCTTATTATGTCGTTCTTTTGCTCTTCGGTTACTTCAGCTCCTTTGTTCTTCTTTTTTTGAGCTGCCATTGCTAAATCATAACCAGCCATGGCAGTGACCTGACGATTGAGGCGTTCGCCTTGGTGAAACAAGAATCCTGAAATAGCATTAACTCTGGTTAGGTTCCTATCAAACGCGCCGCCCGTTGGATTATCAGTGTCAAGCATGTCTCCGACTGTCGATGCGTTAGCCGCACCTCTGGAAACAAGTTCTTCTATTAGAGCCTTATACGGTTTATATTCTTCAGGTAAGTTTTCCGGGTCGAGGTTGGCTAGCGAAGGCCCGTCAAATTCTGTACCTTCCGGCGCCCCGCCAAACGGTTGTAACCTACGCTGCATACCCGTACCCATGTAGAGTTTCATAGCGCGGTACATAGCTGCACTAGATTCGCGGAATCCATACGTGCCTGCTAAGAAAGGCAGTACTGCGACGGGCAGAATAAATGAGTTAACTACAGCAGATGACATATTAAAACCTAACGTCATCAAGAAACCCGCACTCTTCAATCGGCGTGTGTAAGAAGCTATCTGAGGGTCTCTTACAAAAGCTATGTAGTCTTTACCTTGTTTTGCAATCTGCTGTGCGTATTCTTGGTCGTCTGTACCGTTTGCTTTACTAGCTACTCGGTCTAAGCTGTTACTCGCTTGTGTAAGAGGGATGTCAAATCGTATGTTGTCTACTTGTCCCATAAACGCTGGCATACGTTGTCGGAATACATCTATAGCATCTTGCTGTGCCCCACTAGTGTCTTGTCTTTTCTTGAAAGCTCTTTCCAAAGAACGTTCCGGCATTGCTTCCAACATGGCATCTTGTACTATAGTTTCTATGGCGCTACCGGCACGTAGTGTTTGATCGGCTATTTTATTCGCCTCTTCCTCGCTCAACCCGTCCTCTAAAGCTTTATCCTTAGCTCTCTTAGCTGCCTCACCCTTCTTACGTACAACATCTCCTAGTACTCCTTGCGCCCATCCTATGTCTACCGCAGTTTTTTCACCACGCGCATTTGTTGGACGTTCCGCACGGGTGCCTTCTAATACTGCTTCTACCCCCGCATCTTCAGCTTCTTGATCAGTAGCTCCTTTCGCTTTTGCTCTTTTTATAGCTGCATCTCTAGGCTCGACTACCGTAGTGATTTTACTATCAAGAATTGGTTGCCGTGATACTATAAAAACTTCTCGGGCATACTCCTCACGTTTTTTATCTGATTCAAAAGCAGCTTTGAATTGCTCCAGATTGCCAGTATAGGGGTCAAAACCTTGGTGGTTGTACCAAAAATCACCCTTACGGAATAAGGGAAAGTAAGGCTCAATAGACTCTTTGTTAAGTAAGTCTTTTAGTACTCTATCTTTATAGGCGCGTTTAGCAAACAGGGCTTCTTCAGTTACAGCATCGACTGCGTTGATGCGCTCGACGATAGCCATACGTAGTTCTGTATAAGCTTCTGAGTAAGCGTCGCGTAATGTGCTATAGGCTTTTTGTGCCTCCGGGTCTAAATCTTTAAAATCCTTTTCGAGAAGATCGTATTGTTCTAACTTACCGGCATTTGGATCAGTTACAGCAAATGTCAGTTCCTTTTTAGTATCAGCAGCTTGCAACTTTGCTACAGCCGCGTCACGTTCTTCCTTAGTGTCAAACAACTGCTCACCACGAACTTCTTTACCATCTTGGTCTATGTAGCTGAACCGAAACTTTTCGTAGTATTCTCTGTCTCTAGATGGGTCTACACGGCGTAAGGTGCTCGCCATAACAATTTTATTAAAAAGTTTGCGTTGCGCATCGCCAAGTTTTGCAAATAATTTATCCAGCAGCTTGGCAGTATCTTTGGTCTTTAATAAATACTCCTGCCGCGAACCGTTCTTCTGTTGAATAATTTTAAACAACGAGTCTAATTCGCCCCCTAACTCTCTCAGTGTTGAGTTTTCACTATCTTTAATAAAATCTGCGATAGAGTTCAGTGGAAGGATATTCATAAACCATTGCCGTCTTGTTCTTGTAAGGCCCGGCATCGTGTCGTTAAACTGCTTTACCATCTCTTTTGTTACAGGACCGCCAAAGTTGTCGAGCACATCACCTAACAGCTTGCCCTCTTCTTTAGCTGTAGCCGCCATGTTTAAGCGTGTTGCGTTACGGTACTCCGGTGCAGGTGACATCAACTCGGTCACTAGCTTGTCTACTTCACTACGTGCTGTAGTTGTTTTAGTGAAAGGTATTTTTAACGCTTTACGGACTGCGTTTAGGACAGCGTTTACGAACTGTTTCCATACGGGTAACTTGTTGCCCTTAGTGTCCATAGAGGCAAGCTTTGCTTGGAACTCAGGGTTGGAGAAAGCCTCGGCTACAAATTCATCAAGATTGGTAGCCCCATAGGAATCTTCAAGCCTGTCTTTAACGTTATCGAAAAGAGTCTGTAGTTGTTTGGTTATTGGGCTAGACTTGTTTGCTAGCTCGTGTGAGGTAACAGCGTGCAACGCCTCATGTAAAAGCACATGGGCAGTAGGGGTAAGGTCTTTGTTAATTATAATCGTGTTGGTCTTAGGGTCGAACGTACCTGCTAATAGTCGCCCATCAGTACCCATCAAGTTAGACTCAAGCGTAACTTTTGTACCACCATCTTCTAGTATGGCTAAACTAACCGCCTTAGCTACCCTCGCTACCTCTTTGTTTTTGCTTTGCGCTAGTATATCAAGTGCTTCGACTAACTTACCTTCACGAAGAAGTTCTACAACTTCTGGCTCTAGTGCTATAGAAGTAGCTGCTAAAGCTCTTGCAGGTAATGGTAGTTTAAGATCACGTCGTATGCTGTTTTGAGCAGCTACCAAATCATCTTTTACATCTTGGGAGAAACTCTCGTTTATAATCTCTATTTTGGCTTGTGCTGCTGCCTTCTGCTTGGCGTTGCCGTTTATACTTTCATCGGCTAATGCAGCTAGGAATACAGCCCGGTCTTCGGTATTGTCTGCTATCTCGCCAAACTCTTCTTTAAATTTTTCAGCGTCTAGTTCGTACTGCTCAGTTGTGTTTTTAAGGTCTGCTTGGTTTGCGGTGCGTTGATTTTGTTCTTCTCTGGCTATAGCTGCATCAGCACGGCTGGCAGCAAGCTTCGCTTCTTTTGCCTCTTTAGCTTTGGCCGCAGCCTCGGCAACTCTGTCTCTAGCTTGTGGGGGAGCGGCAGCTACTTTTTCTTCTACCGCAGCCGATTCTGATACAGGCTCTGCTTCTGCTTCTGGTGCTGTTTCTTGCTGGGCGGCTGGTGCTGCTTCTGCTGGTGCTGCTGGTTGTTTACGTGCGCCTTTACCTTTCGCTTCGGGCGTTACCCCACCGCGAGGGCCAAGCATAGCAATTTGTTCTTGGCCTTGAGATTCAGACGCTTCTAAGGCGCGTTGTTCTGAAGCTATTTGCTGGTTAAGGTCGGCGCTTACAATAGTCTCTTGTGCCGCCGCATCTCTAGGTTCTACCCCTGACATTTCTAACTGCTGTTGCCCCTCTACCGAAACCCCTCTTGCTAATTCGGGTTGCATAGCGGCTTCCATCGCTGTAGGAGTGCCTTCTGGTAAACTAGCAGCACGTTCTACTGCTGCCTGTTGTGCGGCTTCTTGTTTTCCACTTAGCTCTGTTTTTAGATCATCTTGCCTTTGCAGCCCAGCTAACTGCTCTGCTCTTCCCGCATACGCTATGTCTTCTTCCGTACGTTTTGCACCTTCGTCTGTAGTAATTTGTTCCGTAATTTGCCCTTCCGCACTTTGCTGCCCACTTTCTTGTGCAGCCTCTCTTTCTACCCTAGTAAGAACCGGCATGTTAAGCAAACCTAACGCCTTCATACGATTAGCTTTGTATTTAGACTTTACTGTAGGGTTTTCAGCGTATTTAACAATTAGTTCTATAGCAGCTTGTGCATCTGCGGGGTTAGCCAAATCAAGTTTAGGTAAACCATCTTTTAGCTTTTTGCTCGTAAGCCCTAGTTCTTTTAGTTCTTGTT